ATATCTCATTGCCAATGGTTCATCATCCTGAACATATTTGTCGTCATCAGGGTCATTGAACACAATCCATTCATTCAACATTTCATGGATTTGTCTTGATTCTACCCAATACATTTTGACGAAAAAATTTGAGTTCCTCCAATATGGAATTCAAATCCTGTTCCTGCCAAAATTCAGAATCAGTTTCACTATCAATTGCATTCAACAATTCCTGATTTGTTATTGTCTTTTTGTCAATACAAATCTTTGCCATTTTGAAAATGATTCCAATGGTTGATTCATTCAATGAAATGTGTTCAAAGATATTTTCACGAACCATCAGCAAAGTTTCTGCAATGACTTCTTGCAATCTGAAATCATCTTTCAATGCATCCCATGCATTTGCACCTTGAAGCAAATTCAATTTGCCTGTGAAATAAGAATCACCTAACATCTTTTTTTGCAATTGCGATTCATATGCTTTTCTTGCACCCTCACTTGTTTCCAATTCCGAAAGTAGTGGTGTTACTTCATTGTATAATTTCTGTGAAAGGATTTTGTGCAATTGCACTTTGTATTCTTTGCCATCCAAATAGATATTCATATATGCCTCATAAATTGATTCTAAGCAATGAAAATAGTGGGCAGGACACAATTTATGCCCTGCCCTTGTTTTGTTTAATTACCGACGCCTGTGAGCCATAATTCTACATATCCCTTATCAGCAGGAATTGTGACATATGTTGCCAATGTTACAAGTGATGAACGGAATGCTGTAATAGGAACAGTCACAACAGAATCATTGTTGACAATTTCACCACCAACTTTTGGTTTGGTGTACTTGCCTGATTCCATGTCAAACGCTCCGACATCCTGTGCCAATTTACAAAGCATGATGACCACTTTTCTTTTGTTGGTGTGATCTGGATTTGTGCCCGCATATTTGGAACCATAGGTTATTTTTGCAATGGTTTGTGATGCTGCTGTTGCCGAATTGAATTTCACGCCGTCTTCATATTCACCTGAATCTGATGCTGCCTGTGTTTGTGGTGCATAGAGTGTCAGGAAGTTTGTCAAATCAGGATCATCTTCATTCTGATCAATTGTGAAATTTGTTCTTGTCACTGATGTCTTGATTTTCTTTGTCAAAGAAATCAATGGTACTGTTGTTGTCGCGAACAATGGTACACCATTTGATTCAAATGCTGTAAAAAAGTCCGTGACGTTTGCGCCTCCAATTAGCATAGTTTTATTCCTTTACTTTGAGTGTTGAAAAAGTCTTGATTAAATAATTCCAAGCCCGCTTGCTTGGTTTCCGTATATATTCTCGAATCAGCAATTTTCCATTTCTTGTGCCTTTGTCTTCAAAGCCATCGCTATCAATTTTGTATCCATCATGAATCAGGACAATATCAGTATCAACAAATGCTGTTGTTTCATCATGTGATGTCAATGCCTCGTGACAGATGCCCTCCCAAAACAATCCTGAATTCTTTTTATGCAATCTTCCTGCATGAAGTGCATAGCGTTCTCTGACTCTGTCTTCATGACTTGTATCATACATCAATCCTGAAATTGTAATCCATCCACCAACCGCGCCCGCTTCATCTATTGCCTGAATTTCTGCAATGGCATCTTCTGGGAATGTTCCCAAATATTCATCAGAATCAATATGCAAAGACCAATCACCTGATGCCAATTCATCCATCTTGTTTCTGATTTCGGCAAAGTTAAAGTCAATGCCATAATCTTTGTAATAGTAATGAATAGAAACAATGCTTTGTGTGTTCGCAATGACTTCAAATTGATTTTCATATTCATCCCTTTGTTCAACTGCGCATGAAACAATTTGTGTTCCTTTTGGCAATCTTGAAATTAGTCTTGATAGGTTTGCTTTCTTTGGATGAATGATGCAAACTGATAGTAAATTATTCATGATATTCTTGTGTAAAAAATGCGAAAAGTCATCAATGTCAATCCCTTTGTTTCATCATCTGAATATGTAATTGGTTCACTTGAAATATAGTGAACAGGTGAAAAGGTTGTTGTCTCATAATCTGATTTGTAGAATTCAATCCGCAAATCTTGCAATGCATATTCCACACGCTCTGCCAATTCTTGCATGGCATGTCGTAATTTTCCTGCACCTAGTGTTGGTGTCTTTTTCACTGAATTCCCTAACAGAATGAACAAATCAACTTTGCCCAAATCGGCAACTGCTGACATGTCTTCCATTGATTCAGTGAACCGTTCATCTGTTGAACCATATATGCCTACATAATCAAATTGGTATGTTTCGTATTTGTTCAGCAGTATTTGTTCATAAACTCGGACGCCTGACATCATGCCAAGTTTTTCAATGATTGCATCTGTGATATGTTTTTCTCTTGACATAGATCATTCCCGTGTTCTGTTTTGCATGTCTTGTAATTGCTGAACAATTGCAATTCTCATTTGTTGTGTGAATCTTTCTTTGACATTTGAATTGAAATCATCAATTGCGTTTTGCCAATATGGTCTTGCTTTAATATCAACACCGCCTTTCTGTTCAACTGATAATGCAATCCTTTTGAAAAATGGTGCTTTTGTTTTGTAATATTTGAACCAAAAGAACTGTGCCATTTTGGTTGTTTCCTTTTTCATCTTCCTGCCACTTTTGCTTTTGATAACAGTCAATGGTGTTCCTTTGATGAATCCACCAAATTCATGTATTGCAGCATATTTGATTTTTGAACCATATTCCAATTCAAATTTGTTTCCGCTTTGTTTTGCCTTGTAAATATTTTTTGCATTGTTCTTGATGAATGATTGAAACAACTTTCCACTTGATTTGTACAAAACATCACCTGTATTGAAAACAGGTGCAGCGGATGATGCACCGCCTGTTGCACCTTGATCCTTCATAAACTTTGCAATTGATATTTGCATGAAGACAGGAAATTGTTGCATCTGGTCTGCAATGACAGGTCTTATGACATTCATGACTTGTGTTGTTGAAAACATTTACACCACCGCAATTCTATATTTGTCAAAGAATCTTTGCCATTTCAAATCTTGCAAAATACTAGCATTCACATTTTGACCTGCGCCGCCTGTTGAAACAGAACCAAGTCCAAACCAATTACCACCACTTGCGCTTTGCTTGTATATCCATGATGACATTTCAACAATGCCTTGAATAACTGTATTGGGTAAATTGGCATCGCTCCACCCTGTTGAAAGTGTTGCACGAAATTGTCCACTATTGATATTCCTGAATATGACAAAGTTCAATCCATTATCAACTGATGTTGTGAAATTTCCTGCACTCACATTTGCATAGCTTCCAAATTCATCAACACGCCATTGAAAAGCCGTCACAGACGTGTTTGCATTGAAAGGGATATATTTCCACCTGTGTTCACTTTCCAAGCCGTGACGGGCTTGTGAATAGTTAAAAACATAGTTTATAACAGATGCCCTGAGAGGCTGATTGCAATAGCCTTCAGCCTCATCAAAGCAAATATCAAATAAATCATCAAACCATTCATATAAAACGGCATCCTCTGCAGATTGATCACCTGCCAATTCAAGATTGTTGAATTGAAAAAATGCCTGTTGAATGCGAGGGTATGCCGTTGTATAACTCATTTTTTGAATGCCTTTGGTTCTGATGATTTTTTAGAAATTACGGATGCAGGTTTTTCGCCTGCATCCTCTTTTGTTACATGTCCACTTGCATGAAGTTTTTCAAATTCAAAATCTTTCAATTGTGTAATTCTTCCAACTTCCAAACCTGCAAATGATTTCAATACAATTGCATCAATCATGATTCACCTAATTAAGTAGTTGATGTTTTCAACACACCGATTGCAGATGGTGCAGGGAATGCAATTCCAATTGATTCACTTACCATGATTCCGCGTTGTGATGTTCCACCCAAACCTGTCGCTGCAAAATATTCCTTGTATTCATCAACCGCTACATCCTCACGAATGCCGAGAATTGAATATTGTGAAAAGTCTGCATAAACTGCCGATGCTGTGTTTGCTGCTGATGATGGGAAAAGAGAATCAGGAACAACATGCATTGGTCTGCCTGTTGGTGTGACATAGGTATTGTTTTCGAGTGCAGTCAATCCAATTGAATTCACTTCCATTGGTCTGATCATGTCCCAAATTGGTCTGCCATTCACACCGTCTGTTTCTTTCAAGAGATGTCCAAATACAGATTGTGGAACAACAAAAACACCATTTGCACCAACGGATGAATTTACACCCAAACGAAGATTGATAAGATCCTTCCATGAGATTTCTGCAAATGTATCTTTGCCTGAATTATTTGCACCGCCTTGTCTAATTACGGATGTTCCTGACAATACCAAGCACCCTGTGAATTCAGGCGCATTTCCTGTGCCTTTGAAGAATTGCTTGTCTTCTGCTTCGGCAACTGCCTGCGCTAGACCTTGGATTGTATAATCAAGAAAAGCAGGTGTTGCATCTCTCAATTGTTCATCAGTTACAATACATCCACCAACAATTTTCTTTGCTGTCAATGCTGTTCCTGTATAGAAACTTGTGCTGTCTGTCAATGTGAGGGATGAACCTTCTGCCACAACCGCTGCACTGAATGCACCTGATGATGTGATGTTTTCGATTTTGCCACGCATTGGATAAATTTTTGCAAGTGCTCTTGCATATCCAAATCTATCAGCAAAAGACATAATGTCTTCCACCCAAAATTGTGGAACTGCAAAACCACCTTGTGAATTTGTGCCTGTGTTGAAATCAGCTCTTGTGATATATCTTTCATTTGCACGATTTGCAATGTCTTCTGCCACACCAATTTTACCTTTGGTGATTGCTGTAATATAATCAGCAACAATGCGAGCTTGATCGCGCTTGGAATCGTGCTCTGCTTTGACTTTCACAAAACCTGATTGTGGAATATTTGTAGGATTCATTCCACGCAATTTTTCTTGTGCTAATTCATTTGCTTTAGTTTCAACAACCTTTTGCAAATCTTCTTTTGTTGTTGTTATGATGTTGTTATTCATCTTATTCATTTCCATTCAATTGTGTTCAAAATAGTTTGTGCATCCATCTTCACTGGCAATTCAATTGAAAAGCCTCTTTCCGTGTCAATAGCTTTTTTGATTTTCTTGTTTCCTTCATTGATCATTCCAACGCCTTCCATAATCAATGACATTGTTGTTGCTGCAATTCTTCTGCCTGCTCTTGTTTCAAATGATGCCTCAACAGGTGCTGTTGCATCAGGTGATGGTTGTGCAGGTGCAGGCTCAACTTGTGGTTGTGGTTCAACTGTTGCATCAGGATTCAAAATGGACATGACTTTTTCTGCCATTGCCATTGTGCCTTCCTCTGCTGCTTGTGTTGCCAATGTTTCTTCAATTCCCAATTCCTCTTTCAAGAATAGCAATGCAGCTTCCTTGATGACAGGCAGTAATTGTTCTTCGATGGCAACAACCTGTTCAGGTGTTAACATTCGTTTTTCCTCATATAATTTTTTCAATACATCGCGAAAACTTTTGGGTTGCTGATTCTCAAAATGTTTCTTGATAAGTGCATCACGATTTGCGGGGATCGTGACAACCGAAAATTCAACCAATTCTGATTTTGTGTATGTGATTATTTTTTCGCCTTCAATCGTTTGTTCTGTTTGTTCAATTGGAATAATACCAACGGAAACTGCAGACACAAATCCATTTTTGATTTTGTCATTTACCTTGCATGCCTTTTCATCATTCATGTCCAATTGAATTGTGGCTTCCAAGTTTTCACCATTTAAGAAAAATCCAAGACATTTTCCTATTGGCAAATAATCTGATTTGTGATTGATCAACACAACAGGGTTGTTCATGTATGCCATGTAATCAATTCCACTTGGAATGATGATGGTTCCGTATCTGTCAACATCAGGTGTGCTGATGGTGAAAGACCAAATGCCATCATCCTTTTCTTCATATTCACCTTCTCCATTTTCATAATCGCGTTTCACCAAAGTGAATTCACGATGGATAACATTTTGCATATTCATTCCTTTTGATTCTTGTTTTGCTTTTGCTGATTCAATTATGTTTCGTGACCATGTGAAGCCTGCATCACCACCCCAAAGACCCCATGCAACACGCCCTTTGCTTGGATACCCTTTTTCATCAGGTTCAAAGCCTTCTGCTTTCTTGTCAACTTCATGCCTAGAAAAATATGAATACATCCTTTGCACAATGTCAAATGATAATTCATCACCATTGACAATTTGCCGTGCTCTTATTCTTCCAACTCGCGTTCCACCTTCGTGACCATCTTCAATCCATTTGATTGCACGGGCTGCTTCAATCTTCATGCCGTCTGTTGGTTTGTATTTTTCTGCCATGACTATTTGTCCTGAACAGGAAACAAATAACAACGGCATCTTACAACATTGGCTGCTTTCACTGTTGTGCCACCTTGTGATGATCCTGCAGGTCTATCAATCAATGAACCGTCACCAAATTTGAACCAACCAAGTTCATTTTCAATTTGTCCATCAATTGCTTTGTGTGCAGGTCTCACATTTCCATCTCTTTGTGTATTCCACATTGACTTGACTTTCATTGATTTGAAAACAGTCTTTTGTGTTCCTGTGGTCACTGATGTTGCCGTTGTTTGTGCAATCATTTGAACACGAATTGTTGAAAGTGTTTTGAATTCCCTTTGCAAGATTTCTTCCAACACTTCCTTTGATTGTGTTGCATTCTGTGAAATGGTTTCAATAACATCCTGCTTTATCAAATCCATTGAATCATTGATTGAAGAAACAATCTGTGAATTCAAATCCCTTGACATCTGTTGCAATTGTTGTCCGAGTTCGCCACTCAAATCCTCTTTGCCCAAACCAAAATCTTTCAATACTTTTTGTGTCACTTGGTTTGTTGCATCATCAACAACCTTTGCAAGTTTTGCCGATTGTTCAGCATTCAATCCACTTGTTTCCTGAACCCCTGTTCCTGATTCCAATGCATCAAATGTTTCATTTTCAAATTCAGTGACAAAACCTTTGACAACCGTTCCCAATTTACCTGATATGCTATTTGCCATTTCATCATATTGTCTCCATGACTCCGCTTTTGCATCTGCTGTTTGCATAGGGAATGATCGTGGCACAATAGTATTTTTTGCCCCTATAAACGCCCGTGGTTGAACGGAAACACTATCAGGGGATGAAACTACTGTTGTAATAGGAACAACACCATTGACAAGCATTGCAACATCACCACCTTGAATTGTGTCATACCCTCTTTCCCGTCTTGCATCATTGATTGTTTTGATGCCATATTTCAATTCAAATTCTTCCTGCTTGATTTGGGAATCAACATCCGCAAATTCATATGGTTGTGCCTGAATCAATATGTCATCTTCATAGCGTCTGAAATGTCTTGTGAATTCTTCTGCCATGTAAATTGCAACAGGATCAATTGTCTGTTGTCTGAACACGGCATATTGCACTTCTGCTGTTGCACGATTTTGGAATTCACCTGTTAGCATTCCTGTTGGAACACCAAACACCTGTGCAATTTGTGATCTCACATCTTTTGAAATTGAATCATAAGACATTCCAATTTGTGATTCAGGTGGCATTGTCAATTGCAATCCACCATCAAGCAATGCACGCAATCTGTAATTTGGCAGGGCTTCATTCCATTGCTCTTTCAATGTGTTCCATAAGTCACCATCAACATTATCTGCCGATGTTGCAATGAGTGGTGGAACGGCATCATTTGCAAAGAATCTTGAAAGATAGTCACTCACTTCTTTGTCAATGCTTGCATATGGCAATACGGCAGAAACAAGTCCTTTGCCGAATATATTCATGCCAATCATTTCATCAGGTTTTGATGATGCAGGAAACAAATTCGCAATGTGCATGACTTCATCTTCTGGCAATGTGAATGCACCATCATTTGCGGATTGATACACATAACCTTTAATGAAATTGTCACCACCCCTGATGACTCTCATTCTTGTTGGATTCAAAACCCACATTTGCAATGGAACATCATGTCCAAGTTTTGGTGTCCACACAAATGCATTGCCATTGATATCAAACCAATTCTGAATGCTCTTAAATATTTGTGAATATGTGAAATATGGATTTGGATTTTTCATCAGGCGATTTACCCAATGACTGTTTGATACTTCTTCCTTTTCCCAATTCAATTCACGATATGGCTTCATGTCAACAGACATCAATCCATTGGCACGCAATTGCAAACATGCAAAGACAGTGCCTGTTGCCGATGCAATCAATTCTTGTCCTGATGTGACTGATGTCATTCCCCTGCCATCATTCAAATATCCAATTGGAGGTCTCTTGCGTTTTTCCTGAACACCGCCTGCAATGAATTTCACACGCTCTAATATGTTTGCATAAAGTGACATTTTCAATTCCTATACATGAATACTCGGTGTTTTTCTTATGGCATTAAAAGCCATTGACAATGCATCAATCATGTCATCATGCCTATCTTGTTTCGTGCCTGTGAATGATAACAATTCATCAGTGAATTCAGGAAGCAAGTGAGGCACATGGTACACAAGCCCTCTTTCATATTTTGCTTCAATCGGTTGAAATCTTATCATCTTGTCTTTTGTTGATGGAATGCCAATCACATTCATTCTGGTGTTTCTTTTCAATTCCTGAACCAACCATGCCTGTGCCTGATTCGATTCAATGGCAACAACTTTTGGTTTCCATTTGTCTTCCATTGCAATAATCCTTTCACCAATTTCAACAAATGTCCAACGCCCTCTCATCATCTCACAAACAACAACTTCATTCTTTGCAGTTATGCCAATTACACAAATTGCCGTATAGTCTGCAGTTTCTTTTTCAGATATTGCCAAATCCACACCAATATAGAATGATTTGCATTCCATTTGATTTGAAATGCGTATCCATTCCCTTTTGATTTTCGCTGCATCCCTATCAACATATTCTGCCAAATATTCCTGTGCAAAAACAAGTGATGGCATTGAATCTCTTTGTTGATTCACCTCACTAGCATCAATCAATGGATTATCATATGTAGTGAAATGAAATGACTGCCAATCATCAAATTTGTTTTGCATTGAATCAAGTTCTGAAAAATGATTCTTTCCTTTTGGTGTTGAAAAGAAAAATGAATCACCTTTGTAATCTGTTAGCATAGGGCGCAAAACAAAATTCCAATCATCCTCTGCATTGTCACAATATGCCCATTCATCACCAATCATTCTATGATATTTAGAGCCTCTCAATGCATCAGCACGCCAAATGCCTTTCAAATGCAAGAATGATTCACCAAGTCTGATTTCACCTTCTTTGCATTCTGCACCAACGGCAGTGAACATGTTCTTGGCTTCCTGATACCTACCTTTCAATTCTTCATTTGATGGTGCAGTGTACAAAACCTTTGTTCCTTGCATTCCAACCATTGTTTCGAGTGCCAATGCAAAAGCAAGTGTTGATTTACCCCAGCGCCTTCCACATCTCACAACATTGAATCTTTTGCGCTGTTGCATCACTTCCATTTGTGTCTTATGTAGAGTGACATCAATTTGCATCCATCTGATTCCATTTGATTGTCAATGCATCTTCCTTTTGCTTTGTTTCCTTTGGCACGCCTGATAATCTTGCGGCTTCATCATCTGTTGCAATCAATTTCATCAATGCCACTTGCAATGTTGCATTCTCTGATTGATACCACTTTTTACGCATGTTTGCTTTCATGCTGATTCTGTTCTTTGCCAGTCTTGCTTTTATGTCGTTAAGTTCATTAGATTCAGGCGGGAAAAAAGAATAGAATGTTGGTGCTGAACATGGCAACAATCCAATGATGTCATCAATGAAAATCAAGTGATGTTTTTCAATCAGTTCCAATGATTCTTTCAATATGTTTTCTTTTTTATATGCCATTGTTATTTTTACAATGCAATTGACTAATTATTTTTGGCACAGCATATGCCCAACTTATCTTATGATGTATCCGCCTTTCTTTACTTCCCATTGTAGACACTTTGCAGCAATTAGGGGCAACCATTACAGAATAAAATGATTTCACGTATGTTCCATAATTTTTGTATGCTTCTGTATTGCCACCTATATTTTTTTGTGTTTGTGATTGATTCACCTGCATGCTGCCAACTTGGAGAAATATTTGCCCTGTTTTCCCATAATTAAGATATGTATTGACATCATCATTCATTCTGCCTAAAAATTGCAAATCGTTTTTTTTTGCATTTACAGCGAAGAAAAACGTATTCATTGCCTTGCGTTTATAATTTTGCAATATATCCAAATTCCCACCTATGTAGTCACCTCCTTGGGCGAACGCAATAGATCTTATTTTTGTTTTTGATAAACACTGCAAAAAAATATCGAATATTTTGTCAAGGTTTTTTACATTTTTTTGGGCAAGATACTTGCCATCCTGATACCTCATTTGAAAATTATTGTAGTCATCTTCAAATTCAAGAAAATATTTTAGGTTCAATTTCCTTGCAATATCCCAACATGCATTTCTTGCATATACAATAACTTTATTGCCTTCAAAATTATCCATAATATCAAAAGTATTTTCATATTCTTTTTTACTAAAGATAATTACTTCGTTGCCATAATTTTCTAAATATTCATGTTTGGTTTTGTCCTCATCGTCAATGATGATGTATATTTTTCCAGTGTAGCCATGCCTTCTCAATGTGTTGTATGTTATGACATTGTTCGGTCTGCCGTTAGTAAGAATAAAAACAGCGTATTTATTTTGTTGCATATAAATTACTCTCTTTTTTTATTCTTGTGCTAGAATAGTTATGATTTCGATTGATATAAATTATCTGTTTATTGAGATTTTCAATTGTATCCTTCAATTCCCAATTATTTTGCATATGATCGGCACCAAGAAAATATATATCATAGTCAAGGCTTTTGAACATGTCTATATCTTTTTCTATGTTTTCATATGGAATTATTTCATCAACCCACTTCACAGCTCGAAGTTGCATATATCTCTGATATATTGATTGCTGTGGGTTTTTATAGTTAGGAGCGCAATGTAAGCCAACAATAAGATAATCGCATTTCTTTTTTGCTTCCTCGAGTGCAACAATGTGACCGGCATGCAATATATCGGCAACCATAGGGAAAAATCCAATTTTCATATTTATACCTTTTTTTTCAAATTTATATGCCTTACAATTTGATATATGAATTTTGTAGTATGCGATGTGCAATGGTTGCTTAGGTTTTTCAAATACAAATTTGCACATTTTTATTGTGCCACTGTGCGCTACAATCAAAATTTTTTTGTTATCGTATTTATTTTCAATTTCTTGAATAAAGTTTTCAACTCTTTGGTAAAATTGTTGTTTACTTTCAATTGAATATTTTTCTAAAAATCTTGGATTTTCATCTCTTAATAGTTTTTCACTATTGAAGTGCCTGCCTTCTAGTAAACCCTTTGACAATTCTTTTAATCTTGAATCATAATATATTGGAACAGCTCTATGATGTTCTAATATCTTAATTGCTGTTTTTCTTGCTCTTTCAAGTGGAGAAGAAAAACAAATATCAAAGTTTTCGTTTTTCAATTCGTCCGATATTCTTTTTGCTTGTTTTCTTCCTTCGTCACTTAATGGGATGTCATATTGACCGTGCATGATCCCATTTTTATTCCAATATGTTTGTCCGTGCCGAACAAAGACATAATTATTCTTCATTGTTTAGAATGCCCTGAATATCTTTCGATAATTGTACAAAGCCATTTTCAATTGCCTTTTCGAAATCAATTATGACAAGTGCAGATTTTTCCATTAACGATTGCATTTCATCCGACGAATGTGCATACAAATCAGCAATTTTTGCATAATTAAACACAATGTGTCTTGTTGCTGCATATTTCAAAAAATCTTTTTCTTTTTGATTCAAATTTGATTTTTGTATTTCAGATAACAATTCTTGATATTTACTTACGTCAAATACATCTATGATTTCTGGTTTTTCATTACTCGGTTCATATATTGGCGTTGCAACTTTATTTGTATATTTCTCATCATATTCTTCAATATCATTCTTTTCTATAATATCTTCATCAATATCCAAATTTACAGGCAAATCCAATCCCCATTCTTGCAATTGAATTGCATCCCATTCATTTGCCAATTCTTCATGATTCCATTCACCAAAGTTCACATTGTCTTTGATAAGAAATTGTGCCTTTTGTTCCTCTGTCCATTCATCAGCAACAATAACCGGCAATTCTTTGATGCCAAGTTCCTTTGCTGCTTTCAATCTCATGTTGCCACCCAATACAACAAACTTTCCATCTTTGTCAGTGAACACAACTAATGGTCTCTTTTCAAGCATATCAGGGAATTCTTCAATACTCTTTTTTAGTTTGTTGAATTTTTCATCACGAATCACACGCGGGTTTTTCGGATTGTTCTTTAGTTTTGTCAATGCCACTTTCATCTTGATGCTCCCAATATGCCAATGCCCAAACCAATGGCAAATGCTGAAATAATCCAACCAAATTCTGTCGTTTTGCTTTCCTGAATAACAGGAATCTCGATTGTCTTTGTCAATATGGAATCAGGTCTTGGTTTTACTACCATACTGAAAAATGATTTGTCAAAAGGAACATGTGAGAATGCAACCTGAATTGTATCACCTGTTGTTGTGATAACTGAATCAGCCTGTGCAATGAATGCCGAATCACATGGCAATTGCTCTTTGACATACATTGTATCACGATAGGGTACCAATATTTGCTTTACACGCACTTCAGGTTTAACGAAAACAGGTCTTGCAATAGTTTGTATTGTTTTTACAGTATCGTGCCTTAGAATCGATTTATACCCCTTTCCTTGACATCCTTTGCCAAATAAGAATCCTGCAATCAATGCCATTGCAATCATTGCCCAAATAATCCTGTTCATGTTGTCCATCATTTCATCACCTTTCCATGTTCAATAATCATGTTCTGCATCTGTCCATCTTCATGAATGATTGCAAAACCATGATTGCTTTGTGAATGCATCATATATCCCCTTTTAAGCTTCGACAATGTGCCAATTGAATCACACCTGATGAATTCACCATCTAATGTTTTCCGCCTTGCTGTGGATGTTTTATGCAAATGCCCAATTGCACAATTAGATGATACTTTGTTCATCAGTGCCTGCGCTGGTGTCATTCCACTAACTTTCAATTCATGTCCATGTGCAAGCCATATTGAATTCACCATCATCAATTGCATTGAATCAACAAATTGAATCCCTTTTTGCTTTAATTCCAAAAGTGAAATCCAATCAACAATTCCTGCAAATTGTTCTGCCTTTTCCATGATGTATCTTTCCAAGCGGTCTTCATGATTTCCAACTTTGAAAAACAATTTGGCATTTGGGAATTGTGCCTGCAAATTGTCCATGAAGTTTCTTGCAAGTTTCAATTCCATCACAAATTCAATATCATCTTTTCTTTTTGCCCATCTTGATAACTTATGTGCATCAATCAGGTCACCATTCAAAATGATGTTATCAGGTTTTTCTTTTGCCAAATACATGATGCATGCTGTGATTGCATCAATGTCATGGAATCCCAAATGAATATCACATAAAACTGCTGTTTTTCCTGTGATGATTATTTCATCAGGAATTTCATTTTTTCCATCTTCCATCTGCATCAACCAAGCAGGAACAATATCTGATTCATCAATCATTCCATGCCTGCGTTGCATCAGCATTTCAATTTCCTGTTCGGACAATCGGAATCTGTTTGCACCATCAGATGTTTTTGTTTTATTGATTTTCATTTGCTATGCTTTGCAAAATGATTTGTTTTGCTTCATCTTCAGTACCATCAATTGCCGTTTCTGTATTCCATAGATTGCCGTCTTGGTCTTTGAATTTCCAAAGCAAAACAGGTTCACCGTTTTCATTTATTGCTTCAGTAGTTTTGTAATGAGTTATTGTCATACGGTCGCCCTCTTCCATATTTTCATACAACTTCCTTTCATAACTGTTACGCCTGTTGCATTTGAGACATTTTGCGCAAATCGTAATGTCAATTGTTCTGTGCTTGTGCTAGTTTTAACTGCAAAAATTATTCTTTCCAATACTGGGATTTGAGGTAAGAATGAACCTGATGCAGGTATCGGGCCCGATGTTGCTTGGCCATTCATGACAATAAATAGTGTGCTGGTCCAATCTACCTTAAACGCTCCCCTTTCATTACATTGCATTGCGAATTTGAAAGAGGGGGTCGCACTGGCGTTTGCTCTTGTTAACAATAAATCTATTTCACCAAAATAATAGGAGTTAGCATCTAATGTCGTTGTCAAATGGTCATCATCTTGGAAAGTTGTTGAATTAGTTACGGTTTCATCTGCACTTTTTACAATCAATACTGTTGGCTCATTAGCACCACCTGATGCACTCAATGTAGTTCCTGTCAATGACAAACCTGAACCAATAGTAATTTCTTCAATATCACCTGCACCTGCTGATGCCCTTCCAAGCAATCGTGATGTTGTTGATACATTCTGAATCTTTGCATAGGTCACAGCATCATTGTCAATTGTCCATGTTGCACCTGATGATGATACTGTAATATCACCTTTGTCTCCATCACTGACACCACCACCACCGCCTGCTGTTGTCCATGACAAATTACTTGCGCCGTCTGTACTCAATACTTGACCATTCGACCCGCCCGAAATTTTCAAGCGGGTTGTCGTGGTATTGATATCATTCGTATTGTCTATCGTTTTGCTCGATAGAGTCGTAGGTAATTGGCCGTTGTTTAGTTTTGTTGTTGGCATAATTACTTCATGAAGTCAGCTAGTAAAACATCCCCACTTATCGGAGCCGTGGTCATTGTGATTGTATTCGTTGAAAGAGTGTAATCATTTCCCGCTCCGCTCTTTTGTCGGACACCATTCAAATACAATTTCAATGTGCCTGCCGTTGGTGTAACTGCCAATGTGAATGTTGTATTAGAACCATTGATTGTTCCTGATGGCGTTTCTTCTGTCACGAAATTTGTTGGTGATAATGTGCCCGCCGTATCCTGAACATAAGTGACTGCTGTTGATCCTAATGTGCCACCTGTATTTGATGTGCAATAGAATCTTTTGTCTGCATACAATGTCCCCGCATCAACATATACCAATGTTCCTGTCAATTCATCCCATGCATCTGAATCCGTTGCCCGTGTCAATGCTGATGATGAACCATTGAAAACATAGATGCCATTTTGACTTTGTGTTGATTGTTGCCAAACCAAAAGGCGTTGCCCGCTTGTCAATGTGTGTCCATCAAAAACCGCTGTTGCTGGATTTGACAGATTGATGTCACCTGTTGTTGCTGCATGCACATTTCGATATTTGTAAGCTGATGGCAACCCTGAAATCAAAGTGTCAACATAGGCTTTGTTTGCTGCATCACCATTTGATGTCGGTGTTGCAATGTTGATTCCTTTGTTGTTTCCAAAATCCAAATTGCCTGTCATGGCAACTGTTCCATCTTTCTTCACAAAGTTTGCACCGTCAGCCAATTTTGATGATGCAATGTTTGCACCTGATGCAACTTTTGAATCAGTTATTGCACCATCTCTTATCTGCCTACCTGCTATTGTTGTCTCTGCCATTGTATTATCCTAATTTGTAATTCACACGAATGATATCGCCAACAACAGGAGAAACATTCATGATGATTGTGTTCACACCCGTTGTATAATAATCAATGCCATATGTCTGTATTGTTGAATTCAAAACAAGTTCAACAGACAATGGCACAAAATTGTTTTGCGTTGTGAATGTTGCATTGCTTCCATTGATTGCACCATTTGGAATTTCACCAACAACATAAACATCAGTTCCTGATGATGTCAACAATTCATTTGTCTGAACAATGATTGATTCACCTGTGACTTGAATCACCTGTGAATCTTCATTCAATTCAATTGCAATCTTTTCTTGATTGACAACAATTGAAACATTGTCATTTGAAATACTCATGGCGTAATTGTGTCCACAATTTGAACATCACCACCCAAATATTTTTTCACTGTTCCATTTGTCCATGAAATCTTCACATCATATGCCAATGCTTTTTGTGGTGTCAATGATGCTGATGTTGATGCACCCAATGACAAAGTGAATTGTCCTGATGTTGTTGGATTTGAAATAGTGCATACAAATGAAAACAAAATTGCATTTGATGATTTGTCACGACATTGTGAAGTCAATGTTGCATTTGTCAAATCAATTGCAGTTCCTGTTGAATCTTTCAATGCAACTGCCAATGCAAATGATTCACCCTTGTGAATTGTGATATTGTATTTTTCTCTTTTCATCAATTTTCTATCAAGATATATTGAATGTCTTTTCCTGATGGAAAGAATGCTTTGACAAGATGCATGAATTCATCCCATTGTGTTGGATGAATAGTTTGGCATCCCTCTGATGATGTCGAATTGAATCCACCCTTGTGAATATTGATGCCAAAAAACCCTGTTTCCTCTTTGTTTGTCACATCTCTTTGAACTGTCACTTTTTCTTCCTGCACCAATGCTTCATATTGCTTTGATTTTTCTTTTGACACACCATGAATTCCAACCTTGTATTCATAAGTTCCTGCCTTTAATGATGCAAGCCCTTTGCCAATTTTATTGTTCATTCCGTGTCTCGATGGATCAGTGTTCGCATTGAATGAATACATCAAATTTGGTTCAATGATGAAAATTGCATCATCATATATTCCGCGATCATTCACGCCCTTTCTTCCCATTTCATCTTTGAAATATCCACGGACACCTACGATGCAAGGCACCTTGTATCCTGATGGCAATTTTGCAACCACTTGGCTTCTTGTCAATCTTGGTCTTGTCATTCTGATTCACCAAACATTTGTGAAATAAAAGTCCCTGTGACAGTCATCACCAAACAAAGCAATGCAATGCGTTCATATTCCATTATGTAGCAAATTCCTGCACCTGCTGTTCCTGATGCTGCAATGGCAATTCCAAGCCTTTTCATTGCCTGTGGTGTTGTCAGTTTCAATCCCTTGAATCCAAACAACACTTTCTTTGATTCCCTTTTCTTTCTTGTCTTGACATCAGTCATGGCGATTGCTTTGAATGTTTGCAATGGCAATAAACAATTGATCTAGTCTTGCATTTAATGTTGAACCAAGTTCATGAATTGCTTTTGTGTTTTCCGCTTGGATTTCTTCAATTTCTCGGACTCTTGATTCAATGTGAGAAAGTTCAAATGCTCTTTGTGTTGCATCTTTAATTGTGTCTGCAATCAACTTTGCATTTGTGACATCGCGTTTGTGCAAATATTTGAAAAGCATCCACATCAATGTTGCTGCCGAAACAATCGATGCCAATATATTTTTGAGGATTTCGAATTCCATTGCAATTTCATTTCAGGTAAGAAAACAGGGCATCCAATCAAATTGAAATGCCCTGCTGGGCATAGGGATGATGAAAATGGATGACCATTCACAATGTGAATTTCGCAAAAAAATCAACGCAAATAGAATTTGTGGAAAAATTCATTTGCATAAAATAAAAAAGAGCATACCAACACGCCCGTTGATATGCTCCAAATGATTGCAAGTTCCCCAATGCCATTTCAACTGCCGTCACGCTATGATTGTTCAGATGTTTGCCTTCTAATTTGGGCATGAATCATCCTTAGTGCTGTTTCTTCAGCCTGTTTCCGTGTCATCCTTGCATCATGTTCCAATATGCCTGCATATTCTTCAAACAAGTCTTTCAATTCATCGGGAATTGCAAAATAAGGAATCATTTTCATTTCCAATTTGCCCTTTCAAATCTGCACCAATATTTTCCACGCTTTACTTTGTCACAATAAACACACCTGAAAACCTCCACACGCTTTGAAAACTCAAATGTGCATAGTTCATTCAATTGTGGTCTATTTGAACCAATAGCAAGCCCTTCAATGGCATCAAATGTAATTTTGCGAGCTTCAATATAGTCAATAATGGGAATCACTGATTTAATACACCGAATGTATTGATGAATTCCCCTGCCACGCGATAAAGTGCAACCGCCATTCCTGCACAAATAACAGAAATAATGCACCAAATGATTTCAACTGAATTTTCTGCAATCCAAAGTCCTAATGACTTTGTCCACGATGTTATTTTTCTAATGAATTTCAACATGATTCATCTCCATAATGTTTCAAAATAAAACAAGCAGAATTCCCATGATATTCTGCCTGTTCCTTCGGAGCAATAAACGGGAAGCCATTGCCATCATCTATGCCTGTTCATCTTTCAAGTCTTCCCAATTCAAAGCAAAATAGTATGCTAATTGAGTCACTTCCAATGGTGTCAATTCTTCACCATTGATGACAAACATTTGTGCATCCTGCAATTCATCAACATGCAATTTGCCATCTTTTTCAATACAGTTCAAATTCATCTTCATTGCCGTTGATTGCGTTGATTGATTCCAAATAACTATCAGCCATCGCCATTGCTTTCTTTTCAGATTTTGTTTTCAGTTCAATGTTGACAACATTGCCTGATTCCAAACCAAAAACACGCAATGCCAATTTGCCTGATGCATCTGTTTTTATTTGTGCTTTGAAATAACAGTCAAGAACACCACCTGTTTTTACCAATCCATTGTTTTCATGAATCCAATCATGTGATGTCTTTTTCATGGTCAAATCAAAATGGTGACATGAGATCGGAAATTGAATTTTCATTGTATTCCCTTTGCTGTGTTTTAATTTCCCATGCAACCAAACTGTTCATCTGTCCTTTGGTTCCATCTTTCTTTTGATATATTCTGCCACGCAAATCACACTTTGCAAACACTTGACTTCCAATGCGAACGCCATCTAATTTTTCACATGTATTGCCTGTTGCTTCGCATTTGATATGCTGCAAGTAGTTTCCGTTTGGAATCTCCAATATGAAATCACGCTTTTTGAATTTGTCTGTGATTTGCTGTGTTGGATAAACTTCATGCAATGTTCCGTTCAACTCTACTGATAACGACATTTTTTTACATCCTGAAATATTCATATAAAAACAACAATTCCTTCACTGCATGAATGCAAATTGCAATACATGCCATAAGCAAAGTGAAGCCAAGAAATGCATCAATCCATTTTGGTCTTTTGTCCATGTTCATCATCCTTTCAATAATTGATAGTAATATACGAAATGTTTATATCGTGCATGCAATCCAAGTTTTCCACCATTCACTTTTTTTGTGACTTGCTCACAAATTTCCAATGATGCGCCTTTGTCTGCAATTTGATTTAATTTGGCTGAATCCCAAAACCATGCTGCGCTAAATAATGGATATTTGGTTGCAATCCAATCAGGATTGTTCAAAATGTCTTCAGGCAATAGTTTATCAAGAATCACATATTTGTTGCGCCCTGTGACTTGTATGAACCCCCTGCCACGATATTTGAATCCATCGCCTGATGATTCATCACGATTGCCAAGTCTGTTTGCATAAACTTTATTGCCTATTCGTTCAGGATGCATTGCATATCCCCTCGTCGATTCAGACGAAGGGAAATGCCTTGGAAATACTTGCATCAATCTTTTTTCAGAATACTTCATGTTTTCAGAAACAGATTTGAACCCGCCTGATTCATGATGACATTGACTCAAAAAATGAGACAATCGCAATGGTGTGTTGATTTGATATTTGTCAATGATTTCAGGCAATTCATCAGTCACTTTTTTGGGAAGTTTTGTCAATAATGCAATGTTCATTTTAGAATCCAATATAGTCTTTTGATCTTTGTTTTTTCGCTTTTACTTTTTCAGCATATGGCAATGTTTCAATCAACAAATCATTCAATTGCTCTTCATAAATTGCAGAACCATAATCCTGTTGACCATCCGACCATAACCCCATCAATGACTCATGATCAATATTGAATTGAACCATGCCTTTTTTGAACCATGCCTTTCTGATTCCATCTTCCCATTCTTTGACAATATACATCCTGAATCCATTGTCCAAAAACCAATCAATCAAATATTCTCTGTCTTTCAAATTCCACATTGAATATTTCCTGCCCAAATCTTCATGCGTTCCTGATGACAAGTCTAATTTGTGCAAATATATTCCATAATCATTTTTTCTTTTTACCATTTTATTTTTCCTTTGTTTAATCTTTTACAATGTAATTTTTCCCATCAAATGAAATTGCATCATCCCAAATGTTGAACGCAATCGCATCAACTTCATAATTCCATGAATTCAAATCGCTATCATAATTTGCCATGTTTGTTTTGATAACATTTTGTGCATCATCCAATGCATAAAATCCGTTTGAATATTCAATTACATTTTCGGCAAATTTGCGGACATCATCTCTGTTTATCGTTATGCATTCATTTATCTTCTTCATCATTCTTCATCCTCTCCTGATTTGTTTTCATCAATAAATTTCTTCAATGCTTTTGCGTATCCATACTTATCAGCATATGTGAACATTTCAACAAGTCTATTTGTATTTTCCATTGCCTCTTTTGATTCATAGAATTCATAATAGAATTCATCAAATGTTTTTCCATAGGAATCTTGGCCATATAAAAATGCCCTTCTGATGTGATGCCTTTCCAATGTTTTTGCTGTTGTGAAAATGTAATCAGGAATGAATCCAAATTCCTGATGCATATCTTCGAGCCATCCAACCGTTGTCAATGTGTTTTTCTCTTTCATGCCTTCTGCTCCAAACATTTTTTGATTTGTGAATATGTTTCTGCTTTCTTGATTTGATCTGTTGTGAACCTCAAAACCCGCCATCCTTCAGATGTTGCAATGTTGTATTTTTCCATGTCTGATTTGTAGCCAACGCCTCTTGTATGCCTGCCTTGAATCCAAATACCGCCTTCAATTTCAACTGCCAATTTCTCATTCATCCATGCAAAGTCAAATCTGAATCTTCGCTTGTCTGTCACTTTGACTTCCTGCATCGGTTCCTGAATTCCGTATGTCTTGCATAACTGCAAAAATACAATTGCATTCTTTTTCTCCTTTGACTTTCCATCTGTCACCATGTTTGCCCCTCAAATGTTTGTAATTCAGAATAAGATTGTGTTGGAACATCATATTGAAAATGAATTCCCATTTTGTTGACTTTGCCAATGTATTTATTCTTGACTTTAGCAATCATGATTCTTGCAAGTGATTTGCCATCCATTTCAAAGTCTCTATGAACAATCATGATATTGTGTGGAATGTTGTAAAAATTTGATGAACCTGAAATTGAATAAGGTGTTGGGACTTCATAATTTCCAAAATTGTCCAATGACTGCATCTTTCTAGGATGTGCAATTAAGACAATATGAATTCCTGTCTTTGATGCAAACATTCTCATTTTCGCGAGCATCCTTCCAACATACAAATTTTCAGTTTCGCCTTTTGCCATTTGCATTTCTAAATTATTCCACGGATCAATAACAAGCATATTGATTCCAAACCTACGCAATAGCAAACGGGCTGTTGCCAAGACATCATCAAGGGCAAATGTATCTGAATCAGGCATGATATAAAACAAATGTTTTCCAATCCATGACAAAGCCTTTGCCATTGTTTCCTTTGTCATCCTGTTTCTATTTCCATTTTCAAAAGGTTGCTTGGTGAATATCTCACATAATCGCATCAACCAAATTTCAGGCGATGGATTTTCAGGTGAAAATACTGCTGTCTTCCATCCTGCATGTTCAGCCAATGCAATAGTGATATGGTCAATGAAATTTGATTTCCCAAATGACGGCACGCCTGATACAACAGTCAATTGTCCTGCATGCCATGTGAAGTGATTATCAAATCTTGGAAAAATTCCTGTCACTGCGCCATCTTGGAATCCATGTTCATAGATATCCATCATTGATTGCATGAAATCTGTTGCCAATTTCACGCCTTCAATTGGGTATTGCTCTGATTCTGCAATCAATTTGTATAGGTATTCAGAACCATGTTTCATCAAGACATCATTGGCATCTTTGCAACCATCAGGAAACCTAACAATGCGACATCTTTCTTTTCCAAAACGCCTTGCCAATTCTTCGCATAATCGTCTTCCAACTGCATCAGCATCCACGGCAATATGAATTTCATCAATGCCATCAAAATAGTCAATGCAATTGTCAACATAGGACATTTTTGCAATGATGTTTTTTGCATCAGGATTAACACCGCCTTCTGGTACGGAAACTACATTCTGAATCCCTGCCTGAACAAATGATAATGCATCAATTTCACCTTCGCAAATGATTGCATATGACTTGTCCTTGATTGAATCCAAACGGTAAAAACATTTATATCCATCTTTTGTTTGTCTGAATTCCTTTTGTTCTATTCCCCTATATTTAACATTGACAACTTCATCATTCATGATGTACGGAAATGCAATCCAATCTTTTCCATATGCTGAATATGTCACTACCTTTTCTGATTCCAACACATCTTTGCTGATGCCACGCGATTTGAAATATTCAATCATCGCGTCTGATTTATTATCATTGTGGAATTTCACTGGTTTGGGTTGTGGTGGTGCTTGCCATGTTTGTTTTGCTTCTTTTGTTGTGATTCCACCGCTCCAACCACAATGATGACAAAGCCATGTTTTTTCATCAACATTTACAGACAAACATCTTTCATTTGGATGGTTCTGCCTAGTGTGTGAACATTCAGGGCATAATGTTCTTTGCTGTCCTTTGAATTTTGCATCAATTCCTTTGATGCCATAATCAAGAAAACTATTCATGGCATTTGCTCTCCAATATCTTCAAAGTATGTTGCCAATGCTGATTCAAGAATTGTACGCTGTGACTGGTTGTACTTTATAGATAATACTCGGACATGATTCACAATGTCTTCTTTCAACCTTACACCAAAAGGAACATATTTGATTGCATTTGGATTTGGTTTTGGACCTCTCTTTTTTGGCTGTGCATCTTCCTTTAATTTTTTTGATTTTGGTGCAATTGCAGATTTTTCAATTCGCTGTTTTTCAAATTTCAATTGTTCTGATAGTTTCATTGTTTGTTCCTTTGATTCGTAATCCATTCTAAAAATAATAATGTCACTGTAATTAAAGCGCCTGATGCAAATATTGCAAATGCTGTGATAAATAAAAATACCAATGTTTCAAATACTATGTCCATGATCAAGCCGTAATATAGTGAAAATACTTCAAATGATTTTTGCGCAAAAATTGCAATGTTTCTGCATATTCATCATGGTTGATTCCAACAGTTTGTGATCCGACATGATGAACATAGGAACGGCCTACAAAATGCTTCAACCCTTTGTCTGCCATCATTAGGCATTGCACATCATCTGAATATTGGTTGATTGATAAAAAATCAATCCATGATTCCCTTCTGATGACTGCACAAATTGGAGCAATGATGTCTGTTTCAACAATCCTGTTTTCATGATTAAATTTCAAATTGACAATCTGTGTTTCCCTATCATGCCACCTGATATTTTGCATGCCTCTTGCAAAATTAGAACGGCATGCCAAATATCCAACATTCTCTGAATCATAATTCATGAGAGCTTTCCAATCAGATTGCAACAATGAAAATGTCGTTGGATCAAAAACAATATCATCATTAGCCACAATGATTGTGTCATGCTTTTCAAATGCCCTTTGACATATGAAATTATAGGCATCACCAAAATTGTTTGCTGTGGACTTTACAAGGTGCATTGAATGCCATCTTGAATGATAATCAATTGAATCAATTCCAGAATGCGCAATGTATATTTCAACTGATGATGGCACATATTTCTCAATTGATTTCAGCATGACAGGAAGATTCTTTGCATGAACAGTGCTGATGCAAATTGCCGTGATTTTATTTTGCATCTTTATGATTCCTTATGAATTCCAAAACATATTCTGCCTGTCTATCTTTGTCAACTGCCATCATATTGATTTTGTTTACAATCCTAATAGGCAAATTGTATATTGCTGATGCATGTCTATCTGCACAAAATCTTCCATCATCATCAGAACACCATTCTTGATATTCCGCTGTGTCATAGGTGAATTCAGTATCATAGTCATTGATTGCATAGGATCTTAATCCATTGTATTTGATATAATCATCCGAGCGTAGCCATGCCAACGCCTCAAAGAAATTCAATTTGATATTGCTTCCTGATTCCCAACCCTTTCCAAGATATGTTTCCAATCTTTCAGGATCTTCAAAGAGCGTTCCTAATCCAAAGATATCATAGTTTTCTTTAGGGAAATGATCACGAAAGTAGATGGTGTCCTGTTCTAAAAAATCAAAGCGCATTGTGCTTTCTCCTGTTGGATATTTGATGAATAAACTTGTCTATTTTATGGCAAATTACACGCTCTCTTTCATAGGCTTCAATCATGTCAATTGCATCCGCAATATGTGTAACAATTGTACTATGGTCTTTGCCTAATGTTTTACCGATTTGAACCATTGTCAATTGAAAATAATAATATGCAAAAAATGAAATGTATTTGCGGACAATTGGCAATGGCAACTTTCTTGATTTGGACATCAAATCTTCCATACTCACTTGAAATAAATTGCAAATGAAAACCATAGTCAAATTGACATCCATGTGCAGTTTGTGACTTATGATGTATTTGTTCCTGAACATTTCAGCAGACTTTGAAAAATATGATGCTGATGGCGTTGTTGACTTTATTTCATCGGGTGCTCTCTGCATGTATTGTGTTGACTTTCCAAAGTACCTTTCTCTTTCCTCTCTCAATATATCGGAATCCCTGCCATGCTTTACTCTTTTGTCTTTTGGTTTGGTATCTTCTGCAATATCACAAAGACCGCCAATTGATACGAATCTTTCCATGTGGATCATCCTCTAAATTGTGCATGAACAGGTGCATTTATTTTTGTTTGTGCCTGATTCTTTTTCAGCAAATTCATGATGACAAGTTCACCATTTTTCATTGTGTTTGCCAATGCCTTCAAATGCCTGATTTTGTCATTCCAAAATTCATCACGAAATGCACTGAACAAAGCCTGTTCAATCATGGCATGCGAATAACCTAATTTGTACAATTTGCGAAGTGCTTTCAATGCATGAATTTTTTGTTGACGTGTGGAAAGATAGTCAATTTGCAATTCATCTTTCAAATGCCCAAACAATTTTTGATTCAATTTTTCAAGTGATGCAAGTTCATTTGAATTGAAATCGGACAAACTTGCTTCACTTCGCTTTGGTTTTGGGGTTCCTGAATCATCACTGAATTCCCCCCCTTTATTCCCCCCCTTTTCTTTCCCCCTTAAACCCCCTATCTTATCCCCCCCTATATTCCCCCCCAAATTTGAGAAAGAATATATTTCTTTTTGTGCCACTTTTTCTTTGCCTGATTCATGCATCAAATCCAACTTGGTGCTGATGTCTGCCAAATGGCTTTCAATTCCTTGCAGAATTGCGGCAATTGTCTGAATTATGTTCTGATTTTCCATTTTGTATGCTCTCGAATGTTTGTGAATAGTCATTTTTGCTCGTTTTAAGGCTCACCATTGAATGAAAGGGTATGAATACATATATTCTTATGGGTTCACACCCTTTCGCGTCTCATATTCGATTTATGGCGTTTATGACAAACCATGAATGAAGTCAACAGGTTCATGCAATTTGCCGTGCTTTTGCTCAAATTTGTGGAATCTTGATAAAAGCCATTTGTTTTGCAGCATGTCCGAAACATTGCCTTGTCTGAATTCATTTCCCTGTGGTGTCTTGAATCCGTATTCATTCAATTTGTCTGCAATCTCTCTTTGAACAAATTTGTCTTGCATTTCCATGGCAATTTGAAAAGGTCTGTCATAGTAAGTTTGGGCAAATGTTCCTGAATACCTTTTGACTTTCATTCGCTTTGATAGTGATGGGTGTTTTTCATGTGCCTTTTCCACTACCTTTGCTGCTTGGATTTGTTTTGCAACTTCATTCTGAATCACTCTGACAAGATCATTGATTCTTGCATCTAACAAAGCAATTTTTGTTTCTAATTCATTCAATTTGTCTTGCAACCCAAAACCTGTGAATTCTTGTCTGTTAAAAAATAGTCCCATTTTTACGCTCCAAATAATTAGAATAATTCAAATAGTGAAATGTCATCTGTCAATTGCATAGAATCTTCCAAGCCCGAAACAATTATGAATCTATGCAATTCATCAATTGTTGTTTTGATATGCTGTTCATCCATTTGGGATGCTCGCAATGTGAATGAATGAAATGATTTGTATTGCAGTTCAGAATCAATGTCACTGATTGTTTTCCATTTTGTTGATGGCGCAGGGAATTCAAAAACAACATATTCAATTTCATCCGCTTCAAATAACCAACAATACATTTGCCATTGAATTGAATCCAAATATTTGTCAATAGAGAATGCACCCCATGTTGTCTTTGCTTCCATCACACGCCTGCCAATCAAATAATCAGCAACCCCAGTGATTGCAATTTCACCATGCTTTGATTGATGTCTTTTCCGTGTCTTTGCTTCATGCATACCACCTTGGAATAGTGTTCTTGCATGATTGATTTGTTCTGCATTGAATATCATTGGAACATCAGCATCTTGATTTTCAATCAGTGAATGAAAGAGCGTTCCTAATTCCATTTTGATTGATGGCATGCCCTGTTTCAACAATGTTTGTTTCAACTGATTTTCATCAATGATGTCATTGCAATACTTTAACCATGCATCACATTGTGTTGCCGATACCTTAACCATCATGCACCTGTAAATTGTTTTGATTTGACATCGTAATTGAACCCAAGTGATTCTGCCTTTGTCTTGATTGAATTCCAAATCTGCATTTTCTCACCTTTCGTGAATGATGATTCTGTCAATGTGTTCATGATGGCATTGATTGATTCAACTGATTCACATTTGTTTGCTGTTTCAATTATGTTGTTGATTGCACGCAATGATTCAGTGTGGTTTAACCTAGTGTAATTGAATGCAGTCTTGGTTTGTTCAAATATGTTTGCCATGAATGATTCAAGTTCAGAATAATGTGGAATGATGATTGCAGTAAGTTCAGCCGAATTCTTACCAACTTTCCAATCTCTTGCATCAAAATCCAATACTGTATTCCCTTTGTCATCTTTGAACATATATCCAACCATGTCTGCCTTCTGAATTATCAAATCATATGATGAACCCTGTGCCAATGGCTTTACCTTCAATTGTTCTGATTCTGTCACCTGTTTGGAATGCATGATGAAAATGATGTCTTTGTTCAATGATCGAATCAATTTCAGGAATTTATGAAATGTGTTTTTTAACTCACCAAACAATTGCATTTTCATGCGTTCCAATTTAGGGTTTGTTTCAATATGCCATTCCATGATTGAATCCAACATTGTGCCCGCTGTGTCAATTACAATGGTTTCATAATCTTTTATGATATCAACAAGCATTGAATCATTCGCAATGTCTCTCCAATGTACATGCTCATAACAGTCCTTTGATAATTTACTACGCTGGTACCCTTCATCAAAGTCAAGAACCAATGGTTTGTTTGCCGTGTTTGCCAATGTAGATTTTCCAACACCCGCTTCACCATAGATGACAAAGATTGTTGATGTCAATGCCAGTGCCTGATCCTGTGTTTTGAATTTCATCCTGTTTGCTCCAATTGTTTTGTGAAAAGTTCATCCAATTCTTTTCTGAATATCAGCACCATTGGTTTGTTCTTTGCTGACATTATGTATTTGATGTTTTTGACTTTCGGCAATACATGCCAAATTGCTTTTCCCTTGCGCCTTCGCCTGCCTTTGCAAATCATCTGAATATACCTTTGACTCTTCCCATAGATTTGCGACGCCTCTTCCGTTGTGATCCATTCAATTTCATCCATACGCATTCCTTTTGTTAGTGTAATGGCATAGGCCAATATCTATTGATAATAAGTTCCACACAAATTGTCATGATGACAAGCATAGTAACTGTCACAAACAACTTCATATCCTCTTTCATGTCGTGACATCTTTGCTTCCAATAGTCACGATCCTCTTGCAATTCATTCTGATTCATTTTCATTCTCCATAATAATTTCAATTTCATCAGTCGTGTATTGTTCTGCAATCTTCAATGCTTCATTCATCATAGGCATTGCAAGTTCAATTGCAATCTGAATCCATGCCTTTTGCATCCCTTCAAATGATTGATTGCATTCACTGCCCGCAACCGCAACCGCCTTTGCTAATTTTTCATCGTTCATTGCAATACGGAATGCAACTACAAATGCTGTGAATTTTTCTGATTCAGGAATTGTTCTCATAATGCCATGTCCTTAATTTGTCTGTTGATTGATTGCCGTGCTTGTGTGTAGTGATTCAAATTACACAATTCCCATCCTAACTTCCTGAATGCTTTTGTCTTGGTTCCATATTGCTGCAATGAATAACCATTGATTGATTTGACTACCTTTGCAACAATTGCACTTGCCTTTACTTTGTTATGCGTGCCTGTCCATTTGACAAGCATTCCATTTGTTGTTGTGATTACTTTGAATTTCATTTCTTTTCTCCAATTAAATTTGATTGTTCAAAACCATTTGGCGCAAAATAGATTTTGTTTTCTTGTGTTCAATGTGAGTCTGGTAAACATCATTCAAAGTGAAGTCATTCAAAAGTTGCATATGCATATTAAATATTTCTCTTTGTTCCCTTCTCATAATAAGAGCCGAAAAAGATTCACTCGGAAGAGCTGTTTCAATCATTTCAAGTTTTTGTTCTGTTGTCATTTCTTTTCTCCAAATATTGTTTGTTTTTAATTACAGATGCAATCTATACTATTTTATGCGAACCGCCAAATAAAAAAAATAATTTATGCTATCTTTTCAAAATATTTATCCCATCTTCCAACACCAATTGATACATAAAAACTTGGCTGTGTTCCATAGTCACTTGTTTCAAAGTAGGTAACATCCTTTGATGCTATTGCAAAAATTGCCTTGAAAACTTCGCCTGCTTTTCCCCAATACCATTCATTCAATCTGAATTCATTTACATCATAATACCCCTCATTTCTTGTGTCAAACTTTTCAAAGTTATATGATGCAGGTGCCTTCATGATTTTTATCATCACGCCATTGTAGTTGTCTTTGCTGATGCTGAATTTGATTTCAGGGAACATTGCCTTGATTTCGCTTCTGATAATTGCTACTTTCTGTGCTTGTGTTTTGAATTCTGTTGTCATTGTCCTGCTCCGAATAATATTGTGTGTGTTTCAATTACAAATGCAATATATGGTATTATGTGCGAACCACCAAATAAAAAATAAAATAATTTCAAAAAAAAATTGGCTTTATCGCTTAAGTGCAATAAAACCAATGATTTATAGATGCAAAAAAATTATGCATTTCCGCTGCCAATATCACCAACAAGCGTTGAATATGATTCAGAAACATCATATATAGTGCCATTGCTCATATTGATTCTTCTGAATAGTTCATCAATATCATAGAATGATATAACATCCGCTTTGTTTATTACAATTGTATTTCCTGTGTTGACATCTGTCAAAGATAATGCCATAAGTCTTGATTCCTTTAATCAATTGCAATGATTGCTGTGCCTGTGATTTTCGCTGTTGATGCAAATGTGAATGCACCCCTGATTTCAGGCACAATGTAAAGTGATGTTGATGTTGGTTGCAATCCGTATGGCAATTCAACTGTTGCATCAACATACGCTGCACCTGTTCCACCATTCAACCATGATGCATTTGCAATGTCAATATAACCAACTGCAATATCAAATTGTGCTTTGGTGAATGCCTGCGCTGAATTCCGTGCTGCTGGTGTTAATGAACCGCCAAAAAACCACAAACGCAATGCAGGTTTTTGCAATGTTCCTGATGTTGATTCAGCCAAAATGATTTTCAGCAATGTTCCTGAATCACCTGCAAATCTTGATGCATTTGGAATTGCAATTGCACTGCTTGTCAATATGTCACCTGATGCATAGGCAACTGTGTCTAATGTTCCAAAGTCAAAAATTGATTTGACCTTTTCCTGTCCTGTTTGTCCTGAATAAAAAATTGGCATTGTATTTCCTTTATGTTGCTATTGTGAATCTTCTATCAGCTTCAAATATTTCAGACAATTTAAAAACATGCAATGATGCTCTGGTGTTCGCTGTTCCAAAGGAAACAAATGATGCATCTGTGTACAATCGGATTTGAAAACCGTATCTACCTGATCTGTTCATCACTTCATTTTGATTTGGCAAATTGATAATTGTTGATCCTGATAATGTTGGGTGTTTGTTTGCATTCTGATATGCAAAAAACTGTTCATAAGTTTCCGTGTAAATTCCTGATGATACATTTGTTGCAATTTGCAATCCCCAATCCAATGAACCTTGTATTGCTGTTGAATAGAAAAAAGCCTGCACCCAATACCAACCTGCTTCATTCACATAAATTGTTTGGTCTCTTGAATCATAGAAAAAATTCGGATTGATGACATTGACAATTGAAAAGGGAATAGGAACAGAAAATGCACCTGCACCCGATTTTGCAAATGATGTTACACCTTGCATTCCAAACGGATAGTTCTGTGCCCGCTTGTGCGCTGATGATGCTGCAGCCGTTGCTGATGATCTTGCAAGTCCAATTGCCTGTGATGTCACTTCCTGCGCAATGTGCAATGTGGAATCCTGTGCAATCAAATTGAATTCATCTTCATCATTCAACAGTTCTGAATATTTGCTCCCTGTTGGAAATGCCAATTGGTTTCTGCCAATTCCCTTTGCTCTTATTGGTTCATTGAATTTCATTGGTACATCCTCACTGATATATCAACACTACCTGAATACACATCTAATTTGTGTTTTGTTATTACACCCGTTCCTGTGTTCGCATTGTAGATTTGCGTCACCAATGGGTTCAAATCATTCAAATTGATTGTGCAATTTGCACCAACATCTTCAAAGCCACAAATGAAATGCTTTGTCTTGAATTCCAAATCAACTTGCTTTGAATCACCAAGGGCTTTGACAAGTGCATAAGCAATTGTATATGGAATGCCTGCCTGTTGCTGTTCCAAAATCATTTGAACATTCACATTCCCGTCATCTTGCAATTTTGCATAATCAAGTGAAATTGCATCTGTGTTGGAATATTTGAATTGACATTGCGTATCTGGCTTTTTAATTGTTCCCGAATCATTCCAAACAATCATTCCTGCATTGATTGAATTTTTCCTTGCAATTGCTCTGCCCTCTGCACTTAGTGAACCTGTGATTGATCTTCCTGTTGGTGATGGCAAATTGTGGAAAATCAATTCAACATCCTTTCCATTGTCTGATGACACGCCCTCTTGGTATTGAAAAGTTTTTGTGTCCTTTTCACCTTGCAATGTAGAAACTGATGTTTGTGCTGATTTGACGGATTCTTGAAATAACTTCATCTTAATATCAGAATAAACATTACTTTGATTGAATGCGATTCCTGAACCTGTCATTGGTCGAATAAAGTCTGCCGTGTATGAAATGCCAAATGCACCTGTTACGCTTGAATATGATAGGTTTATGCGATAAATTTCTAATGTATTTTCAACCAATGATTGAAACACCTCATAGAAATTTTGATATTTTCCAAATGCTGTTCCATCAATCAATGCACCACCTTTCAACGATGTAATGCCATCTTCATCTTTGTAAATTTCAGAAACAAATGCAGGTCTTGCAATTGCACCACCAACAGAATCATTGACTGTTAATCTTGGTGCATAGAATGTCCATGCTCTTGCAAAAGGAACAGGAACGGAAACAGATGCCGATGCATTCCAAGTGATTGACCTCATGTATTCCGACAACATAGAATCAATCAATGTTTTCAAATTATTGAAAGTGTTGACTATGAAACTGAACTTGTCAATTGCTGTGTCATTTGCTTGGTATGCATTTGTGGCATCAGGGCTGAAATAATATGCTGAACCAACAAAGATGTCATTGTATCTTGTGTTTCTTGCAATTGAATACCCGTTCCCATAATCAAGAACATTTGTATTTGTTGTGCCATTTGACAAAAAATAGTTTGCCCAAAAATCACCAACAATATTTTCGCAAATGAATCTCATGACATCAAAGCATTCAATCTTGAAATTTATCACTGAATCCAATTTTGTCAAAGTCAATTCATTTTCCGCTGCAAATTTTTGGCACCCAATAAATACAGGTCTGTCACCACTTCCATCATTCACCATGAGAATGAAAGTGTTGAATCTGTAAAAAGTCAAAAGTGTTTCCGCGCTTCCATCAGCATTGTATGGAAAACCTGTTTGTGTTGTGCCACGCAATAATGCAGACCGCAAATCATTCAAATCATTTGTGCCTTGCAATGATGCCAAGTTCGCATTCAATGTCATCACTTGTGAAACAAGCCCCGCGGGAAGTTCACCAAGTTCAGTTTCAATTGACATTGAACGCATCAAAAAATCATCAGGCAATTCCACCAAATCAAATGATGAAAGTGAATTCAAGTTTGTTGAACCTGAACCCGTGTTTGCATTGCTTGGCAAAATGTACAGTGTATATTGCCATGCATTTTCATCTTCAAATTGTGTATAGTATCTTTTATATGGCATGTCAAACCCTCGCTGCAAGATCGCGTTGATAGCAAGTCAATGTCAATCTTTCGTTTCCTGATGTCCATTGCTTTTCATTTGATATATCACACCTCACAAATACAAAAGGAATCAATGCTGATGTTCTTGGGAATGCTGTTGAATTACGGTATCTATCAGGCAAGACTTTTGGTGCATCAGGTGCATTCAATCGGACAAACTTTCTTTGCAATACAGAATCCAAAAGAAACATAATTGAATCAGTATTCAGGTATGTTGGTGGATTTGTCATCCATGTTGAATTTGGAAAACATTGCACCTCCAATGCACGTCTCAATTTCCTTTGTCCAATTTCCCGCCCTTGCATTGAAACATCGGAATCAGACTCTATTTCAAATGTTGGAAACATTCCAACAATTGGAATTTGAATTGCAGTGTAGGATGCATTCCCTGTTGAAAATGTGTCAACATCACAACCTTCAATCTTAACCCAAAATCTTGACATCAAAACCTCCTTGAATTTCTTTTGCGATTTGATTCAATCATTGCTGTGATAGAATTTCCATCTGCTTGCAAAACACCATCAACCTGCACGCGAGTATTCCTATTGATTTGCACGCCTAAACTCTCTGTGGTGACTCGTAATTGTCTAAGCTCATGGATTATGTCACCTGATTCATTTACGCTTGTCTGTGAGATTTGATGCCTATAAAATTCACGCAATGGAAGACCCGTTCTGTTCATCCATTCCAATTCATCTTTGTTTTGTTTTGTTGCCTTTGCTGTGATGACTGATTCACCCTTTGACAACCACGCTGGAATTGAGTCACTTGTTTCTGTTCCTTCGCCTTGTAATTCAACAACACCATCTTTGAACCCCGCTGCTGATTGTGCTGCTGCAAATAATCCATACAACGCTGCTGTCAAAATTGCTGTTGTTGCAATACCACCAATGCCTGTTGCAAATTCCTTTCCTGCAATATTTGCAATGTAAATTGGAATCATTTTTTGCAATGCTTCAAATGCTAATTGAACTGTTGCTTTTCCAAAGTCTGCCAAGTTTGCTTTTCCTGATGCAGCTAATTGCGCAAATTGAATTGCTGCCTTTCCTGCAAAATCTTCCAATACAGATGTCCTGAATCCATATACCATTTCATCATTGTCTGCTGCATCCTTTTGCGCTTTGTTGTAATCCATTTGCGCCTTGGCAAATTCTTCCAATGTGCCTTTTCCTTTCAATTCTTCCAAGCGTTTTTTGGCATCCGCTTCCTTTGCATCCAATGCTGCTTGTTTTGCAATTCGATCCTGTGCCTGCGTGTTCAGTTTGTTCCCTTGGTCTGTCAATATTTGTGATATTGCTTTTTCACTACCAATCTTCAAATCTTTCAACAATTGATCACCAAGATTTTCCTGAATCAATCCTGCATCAATCCTTGCTTGGTTTAATTCAGACAATTTCTGTTGATATTCTTCAAATGTAATTGTTCTATCAGCCAATGATTTTTCAAGGTCTGATTCCTCGGCATCCAATGCTGCTTTCTTTTCCTCTCTCAATTGTCTATTGGCTTCCCTTTCTTCCATCAATCTACTGATGTTGAATTGTTCCATCAGTGACATTTGGAATGCAGATTGAATTCCATAAAGAATGTTTGTTTGTCTGTCGTATTCTTCCTGTAATTTCACACGCTCTTGCAAATATGCAGTTTCCAATTCATCTAATTTTGTAAAGTTCCCTGCATTTGCCTCTCTTTCCTTTTCATATTGAATACGCAAATCAAGTAAAGACAAATCTAGTTTTCTTTTATTAGCATCTGTTTGTCTTTCAATTGAAACACGCTCGCGTATGTTCGCTGCATCTGTTTCCAATTGCTCTTGCTTTTTTAAGTTTTCTGCAATTGTCTTTTCAATATCCTCTCTTTGCTTTTCATCACCATTGACTTTGATTGCATTCAATTCATTATTTGCATTTGCAAAATCCGCTTTCAATTTTGCAATGGAATCACTGAACACTTTTTCATCAACAGAGAATGCGAACTTTGTTGTCAATGTTTCATCTGTTGTTTTTCGCAATGATTCAGAAGTTTCTTTCAAATTATCAAGAGTAGATTTGAAAACCTCTTTGTTTTCTGTTGCTGTTAATTTTGCAAGTGATGTATTCAGCTTATTGATTTGGTCATCAATTTCATCATAGAATTTTGCAGCATCTTTTCTTACCTTTTCAATTTCACCTTTCTTTCCTTGCAATCCTGAAATGATTTTCCCATCAGCACTAATTGTGATGTCTGCAATATCTTTGATTGATTTGAATTGTTTTCCATCATATTCTGCAATTCCACCTTTTGCATCTAATATCTTTTGAAGCCTTGCAAGTTCATCTTGGTATAAAAGTTTCTTTTGCTCGGCTGTCAATTCGCCTGCTGTGTTTGCATCTGCAATTTTCTGTTGTGTTTCCAATGCCTTTTCTTGGTATGCCTTTTCCGCTTGAATCAAATCTTGAATTGATTGCAATCTTGGATCATCTTGTTTTGGTGGCTTTGGCTTTGGTTTGCCTTTGTCTTTGTCAGGGTCAACAACAGGTTCAACAACAGGCTTGACTTTTGTTTCAATTGGAGCTTCTGCTTTTTTACGGAATGTTGCCAATGCTGCATTCACTGCCTGTGTTGCTGCTGTTGATGTTGCTGTGATATTATCAACGCCGCTTTTGTTTAATCTTTCAAGAAACGCCGCCTGTGCATCCTGCACTTCCTTTTCGTTCTTTGCATTGTAGAGTTTGTTTGCAAAATCTTGAACATCAATCTTTGCTTCGCTTGACAAAGTTTGGATTGCAAGATTTCGTTTTTCATATGCAATCAACCGCGCTGTTTTTGAGAATGCCTCTTCCAATTTGTCATTCTCATTTTTCAATCTTCCAAGTTCAGCCGTTGTTGCTTTTCCAACTTCTTCCACACCTTTCAAATTCTCTTTGTAGGATTTTGTCTGGTCAATCAACTTTGGATATTTCCTATCAAGTTCAGATTGAATTTCCTGCAATCGCTTTTGCTCCTTTGCACTCAATTCTGATTTGCTTGCAAGTTCCTTGAATTCATTCACAAGTTTTTGTGTTTGGAATTCCCCTTGTTGCTGTTCTTTGTTCAACTTCATTTGTTCTTCAATCACAACCTTTTGTGATTCTGCATTTTCCAAGTTTTCTTCTGTGCTTGTTGACATAGCATCAGCCAATGCAACAATACCAACCGCTGCTGCTGCCACGCCCGCTGCAATCAAGAAAACAGGGTTTACCAACAGTGCTGCTGTCCATGCAATTGTTGCCGTTGTTGCTGAACCTATTCCAAGAGTTAATGCACCAAATGCAGGTGATGCAACATAAGCAGCAACACCAACCGCTGCAAGTCCAATTGCAATTGGTGAAAGGTATGTTGCTATTGTTGCAAAATTATCAAATACAAATTTCACAACAGGTGTCAATGCTTGGAATGCTTTAATCAATCCGACTTCAATTGCTGCTTTCACTTTGTCAACTCTTTGTGCCAATGTGTCCTGATTAATTGCTGCTTGTGTTACCGCTTCTGTTGTGCCTGTTACCTGTTCAGTGAATGATTTGATTGTGTCAACTTGATCCAACAAAATGCCTGCTGCTGATGCATTTTCTGCACCAAACAATTTTCCCGCTGCTGCTGCCTTTTCCGCTGGGTTTGTAATCTTGTCCAATCCACCTTTCAACATTTCCAATGCTGATGCAAGACCGCCACCATCTTCTGCTGATGTTGTCAAAGTGTTTCCAAGTTTCTCATATGACAAACCAACTTTTGCCAATACGGCTTCCTGTTCTTTTCCACCATCAATCAATTTGCCAATCACATTACGCAATGCAACACCCGCTTCGCTTCCAACCTTTCCACCAACTGCCAATCCTTGGATTGCAGCGTTGGTTTCTTCGAATGAAAGTCCTGCACCTTTTGCAGCAACACCCGCTTGCAAAATTGCTTCACTCACTTGTGGAATTTCCGCTGCACCTGCTTTTGCCGATGCTGCCAAAACATTGATGAATCTTCCTGATTCAGATGCTAATTTTGCGGGATCACTTGCATCAACACCAAATTGCAACATGGATGCAGACAATGCATCAACAGAAGCCTTTGCATCCAATCCCGCTGCTTTTCCAAGAATGTTCACTGATTCAGCAACCGTTCCCAATGCCTCTGGCGTCTTTGCCAAGTCTGCACCAAACTTTGACAAAACCGTTCCAAACATCTCCACTTGTGTTGTTGCACTTCCACCAAATTTCAATGCCAAGTCCTGTGCCCTTGTCCCCAAATCATTCAACCCCTCACCTGTTGCACCTGTGATTGCGGATACCGCTTGCAATGCTGTTTCAAAATTAGCGCCCGCTTCAACTGCTGCTGTTACACCCTGTTGCAAAACATTCTTGACATCCCCCGCAAAGTCCGCTGCAAATCCACCTGCAAATGAACCTTTGAAAACATCACTGAATTTTGATTGTGCCTGTTGCGCAGCATCAGTTGCTTTTTCAACAACTTCCTGAAAACCTTTTTCGGCATCAGTAGAATCAACACCAACTTTGAGTGTAACATCATTTGCCATTTTTTATCCTTTGTGATTGCGTTCTTTGTGGTAAGTCAAGTTCATTGCATAAACTTTGAACATTTCAAGTCTTGAAATATTATTCCATAGGTGATAGAATTCAGATGCACTGCCATTTGCAATGTTTCGAAAAACAAAATATTCATCCATGATTGATTCATCCAAATATCTCATTGCCAATGGTTCATCATCCTGAACATATTTGTCGTCATCAGGGTCATTGAACACAATCCATTCATTCAACATTTCATGGATTTGTCTTGATTCTACCCAATACATTTTGACGAAAAAA